TTTTCATCACCACCTTGACACGCTAAATACATAGCAGTTGCACCTGCACACCACTCTCTAGGATATTCTATGTATCTAACTCTATCATGGTCTTCTAACCAAGTGATGTAAAGTCCTGCATCCTTATAACATTTTCTTTTCACATCTTCTTTATCTAAATGTGGAAACTGACTAATTATCTCTTGATAATTATTTTCTGCAGTTTCTAAATCCTTTCCTTGAACCACACAATTTGTCCTATCATACCAACCATATCCACTTCCTTGATTTCTTTTTGGTGTTTCAAAAATATATTCTGGTGGATAGTTTGCCTTCATAAATTCTGGGTCAAACCCTTCTAATGTTGCCCAATCGGCAAAGTGACAATCATGAGTATATGCATAACCAGACTTATATATTTCTTGTTGCATTGCATAATCTATTGCAACTAGATTATCAACTTTACAATCTCTATATGCTGCATTACATCCCCATGTAGTAAATCCTGTATATGATTTGGTTGTATCCCAAACCTTTCTAGATTCACCATTTCCATAAACTAAAACACTCATGATACTCTTTTAATGTTTGTAACTTTACAATCATCAAATCTATTTTTTATATCTTCTTTTGCTAGTTTATCTGACAACCATCTTGATGCATAAACAAATGTTTTTTTACCATCAATAGAAATGTCATACCTAACATATTCTGACTTTTCTTTTACCATAATTTTGCCTCTATATAACTTTCATAAATTATTAAATACCAATCTAAAGTTAGATAGTGTATTATTCCTGCCAATAGAACTAATGAACCTATCGTGTTCACCACTATTAACGCCCAATCTCGCCAGATGATTCCAACGATTAACCATCCAAAAACACCCGTAAACTGTAAATACATATTATACGGATACATGTTCATAGATGTAGATGCTGCACCAAATATTAGTATGACACTAGCAATCCATTTTATGTACCAATCTATTCCGTTTGGTCTATCCATTTTTCTAAATCTTCCATTGTTACAAATTCTAAATTACTTATACCTTTAAATTTATTCTTTTCTTCTTGTGGTGATACCCAATAAAAATTTACATTCTTAAATTTTCTCATGACAGTTTTCATTTGATTTTGCCATATTGTAGAATCAAATCCTTTATTGTAATCAGGTAACAAATGCACATTACTTAATGGTTTACCTGTTGTTGCTAAATCAAATCCTAACAAGTAAATATTTTCTGCTCCTTGTTCACAAGCAAAATACATTGATGTACTACCAGCACTATTTCCCTCAAACTCATCTATGTCTATTATATCCTCTTTTCCTGTTATCCATGAAATGTATAAACCTGTATTTCTCATACACTTGTGTTTGAGTGCCTCTATCTCACCCTCATCTTTTGGTTTATCCATGTTGTAAAACTTTTGTAGAGCAGTAAATGGATTCTTACCTCTTACCACACAACATGTTTTTCCTACTTTGCTATTTTCAAAAATCTGGTCTTTGTCAAAACCTAGTTTTAATAACTCTATGTATCTACTACCCCAAGCAGGTTTATCAATAAATCGTTTTGGTAATTCATGCCAGTCTGAAAACCATAATGTAGAATCTGTATAATTGTCTTGAATTATTTCATGTTGTCTTATGTAATCTACTGCCACTAAATTATCTACATGTATATTTTCACGATATATTCTATTACATCCCCAAGTAGATATGTTTTCAAATTTTCTTGGTTTAAAATCTAATCTAGATTTACCATTTCCATATATCAATACATTATTCATAGTTATTTTTTAAATCTTCATAAATCATAACATCCTTACCATTCTTAGTTTGATAGTTATGTAATTTTAATTTTGTTTCAAGTCTCATGCAAATAAATCTTCTAGGATGTTCTGAACATTTTCTAATTGTTATACGATGCCAACTGATTGGTGTATTAGGAAACAACACAATTTTATTTTCACCATACTCAAATATTTTTTCTTCTTTTGTTATTGGATTATGTAATATTAAATTACCACCATAACCATATTCTTCATTTTCATGTCTAAAATACCATAAACCTGTAACTAACTTATTACCATTATCAATATGTAAGTTTCTCATAGGATATGCAAGTCTGGCTGGATTCTCTGAAAATAAATTTGAACACTCACCTGTAAGTTTTTCATAATCAAGTCTAGGGTAAAACTTTTCAAATATATGTTTACTTTTATTCAATATGCCTAAACTGATATCGTTGAGTATGGTATTAATTTTATCATCCTCTATAATTATGTTTGACCTATTTTTACATTTGTTCCATTTCTTTTTAGCATCATCTTCATCCCACATAGTTTTTACATGGTTATAAAAATCATCTGGTAAAGAACCAGTAAAATGTGGCCAGGGTTTTTCGTGATATTCAAGCAAGTTTCATGTCCTCAATAACTTTTGATGTATTATATTTTCTATTATCTATATTTGTCCATACCAAACTTTCTGGTACTTCCCATAATTGGTCACAGTTTTTACAATATGATATATCATCAAATCTTTCTTCTTCATGTGCCCTAATTAATTCTTGATACTCTTTACTATCTAAAATCTCTTGTATTGTATTTGTATCTAGATGACCAAGAGTTGCCTCTTTGTCATTTCCTAAAACCATACAACAAGGCACAACTGCACCTTGATGTTTATCTAAACCACCAGCCCTAACTTGTAACATAGATGCCGTAGGTCTACCACAACTTCTTCTTTTATCTTTTCTTCTTTCATATACAACTTCATATTCACCAGACCAATTATGCATCATCCAAATTTCTGACTTTGCACCTGTGTAGTCTACCCAATTTTTTATATACTGTTCTACCTCATAATCTTTTTTATTCATGTCTATAATTAAATGTTGTATATAAACTTCTGTATTTGTATTCTTACATGCATCAACTAATTTACGAACATTATCTCTGACTGTAAAAAATCTATCTGATTCATCTTTGTTGTTTACAGGCATCCATTTATTATATGTCTCACTATCATAACCTATTGCAGAAATACGAATCACATCTAATCCACTTTCTGCTATCTCTTGAATTAATTTATCATCTAATCTATAACCATTTGTAATCGTACTACAATGTATATTTTTATCTTTGATATATTTTACACATTCTATAAACTTTTTATTTAAAGTAGGTTCTCCGCCACCATGTAAACTGATAGTTTCAACTTCATGTTCTATTGCATTATCTACAATCTTTACAAAATTATCCCACTTCAATAATTTTTTAAATTCTTTTTCACGACCAGAACTCTGTGGGCACATTTGACACGAATAATTACACCCACCTGCCAACTCCATATCTAACTGTCTAATCTTCTTCATGCCATCAATTCTCTCAATACAAATTTGAAGTTTGTCACATCAAATTTTAAAAAACTTTTATAATCATTTATAAGTTTATAAACATCTTTCCATACATAATCATCTTTTAATTTTGTATTCCATGTTTTACTATAATTTAAAATACCATCCAATATAACCATAGTTTCTAGTGATACTCTTTTACCTAGATATTCTTTTAATAGTTTAGGATGTTGATTTTCTGATACTGCTATCATTTTAGAATCCATGATAGGTTCTATCTCAGATTTAAAAGTGTAAGTTAAACTTTGTATTTTCTTTTGCCATTCTATATAATTATCTTCATGAAACTTACCAACCCAACCTTTAGGATAAATTAAAAAGTTAGCAAGTAAATAATCTTGTATGTCATCTTTACTTTTATATTTTCTAGTTAATTTAACAAAAAAAATTCTGTCATTCCTTTTATAGAATGAATCTCTTGACACTTTGGATTTACCACCATATTTTATGAAGTCATAATCACCTTTGTCAAAATGTGCTTTCATAGCACAATACATTAAGTACGCATCTATTGGTTGCATTATAAAGGTAGCTTGGCAGATTTAGGTAAGTAATTTAAATCTCTAGCATTTGCTTCTATTTTTTCTTTTAAACTTTTTGTTATTAGTTTTGCGACAGTTACAGGTTCTATACCCATTTGTTCACAATAGATAGATATTGCATCAAGATGTGTACATCTTTTATCAAATGCAATCTTTTCTATTTCTAATGAAAATGTTTTTGGGGTGTGAACTGTATTATCTGACATTAAACACAACCTGTTGGTTTTGGTAATCCACCATACTTTGCAATCTTTTTCATTGGACCAGATTTAAAAACTTCGTAAAGTTTACTTGCCTTTCTATCCATTCCAAATTCTTTTGCAAAGTTACGAACAGCAGGAACTGTGCCTGTTGCATTATACATTTCTCTTGCTTTGTCTATGTAAGTTTTGATTTCATCTGTGATGACAAAATCATCTTCTTGTGCCATTTGTTGCATGACTTCTTCTGACCAATCATTTGTATTGACCAAAAAGCCATCACCATCTCTATTTAAGTCCATAATATACTCCAATTATAAATTAAAATGCTGCGGAACTTCCACAACCACATGTTGATTTTGCATTAGGATTTTTAATCGTGAATGCACTACCATTTAGTGGGTCATCTACATAATCTATTGTTGCACCTTCAAAATAAACACCTGACATTGGGTCTATTAATAGTTTTACACCATTAGTTTCAAATACCCAATCTTCATCTTTTTGTTGGTCTAATGTGAAACCATATTGAAAACCAGAACATCCACCACCTTGTATAAAACAACGAAGGTTTAGGCCTGGCTCTTCACTTGCCAAAATTACTTTGGCTTGATTGGCTGCACTTTCTGTAAATGTCATTTGCATGTTTTGTACCACTCATCTAAAGTTTCTTCTAATAATGGTATGTAGTCTTTTTTATTTTTGATAAACTCTTGTACAGTACCATTTTCCGTAACAACTAAAATTACTATTTGATTAATAGGTTGACCTGTAATCTCCTCAAACATTAAGGCATATGCCGCTGTTTGAATATAATAATTTTCATTGTACGAATCTTTTCTCTCATTTGTGGAAGTTTTAAAATCTATGACTGAAAGCTGATGTTGATAATTAGCAATACAGTCTGCTCTTCCTGCCACTCTATATTTATCTGAATACAAACATATCTCTTGTGCATAGACATCTGTTATGAATTCAAATCTTTGATTTTTTAATTCATTAAATAAAGTATATGGTAAAAAGTCTTTCTTATGTTTCTCCCATGTTTCAAAACTAAAATCTTGACTTAACCAATCTTCACACATTTTATGAACTTTAGAACCTCTTACTGCGGCCTTACTTGCTATGTGTGTTGCAACTTCTTCACCAACTTTTTTTCTCCACTTCATTATACCTGCTTTATTTCTAGGTGATAATACTGTGGTTATAGAGGGATACTCTTTACCTTCTGGTGTTATATAATATCTTTTTTTATCTACTGTCTTTGTATCTAACTGAGGTAAATAATATACTTCATTCTCAAATTCAATCTCATAATTTTTCATAATTTATACTTTGTGCCACTCCTTACCCTCAAATAGTAGAGATTCTGCTTGACGCCTTCTGATTAGTCCGTCTAGTGTTTTACCACCAGCCTTGTTCCACCTTCTCATTTCAAATGGAACTGAACCATAATCACTTTCATTTAATTTTTTTAACATTGTTGATTGTCTTAAATTACCAACTCCTAAATTAAATGTCCATGCAACTAATGCATCAAACTGACCTTCATTTAATTCTACGATTACATTGTCATTTACATAATCTTCAAACTTTGCAATATCTTCTTCTAATAATTTATCTGCTTCAGGTTGTGATATAACATCACCTTCTTTCACTCCTGCAGTATGACCATAACCTATTGTCCAAACTCCTGCCGAGCATTTGTATGCTTTTAATTTACAACCTTCAAACTTTTTAATTAGTGCCAAGCCTTCTTGACTACATTTCATAAATCAACTCCTATACCTAGTTTAGTTTTTTCAATCAAATAGTTTCTAACAAAACCAGACCTTACGATATCTGGTATGTCAAACTCAATACAAGCAAAGTCATCCATGTTCTCTAGAATTCTTAGAAAGTCATGTAATCCATTTCTTTCATTTGTTTTTGTCAAGTCTGTTTGACTAAAGTCACCACAGAAAAATATTTTTGAATCTTGACCAACTCTAGTAATGATTGTATCTAACTCATGAAAATTTAAATTTTGACATTCATCTACTATAATAATTGAATTGTCAAAAGTTAAACCTCTAAGAAATGATGTTGATAAGAAATATAAACTACCTTGTCTTTTGAGTGAATCATATAAACCTTTGAAGGCATCTTCATTAGGTTGCTTAAACATAAACTGTACCATGTTTTGATATGGTACTTGGTATAGTGCTGCCTTGTCTTCTTCATCACCTGGTAAGAAACCAATTTCTCTTGTAGGTATAAGTGAACGAACAATAACAACTTTATCGTAACCTGTTCCTTGTTTTAGAACATCTTGTAAAGACTGATACAATGTAACAAATGTTTTCCCTGTACCAGCACATCCAAAGAAGAATCCATTTTTACCCTCTTTGTACGCATCAAACACTAGTTTTTGATTATCTGTGATTGGTTCAATTTTTACCAAATCACCAGAATTAATTTCTTTCTTCTTTGACATAATTTTTATCCTTGTGTTTTACATAACCTTTCTTCGCCGCCTTCTTTTTATCAGGCACGACTAACATTCGTGTAAATTTAAACATTGCTTTTGCGACAGGGTTTCTCATAATTCTTCTCTAAAAGTTAGGTACCTATCATTCCTTGATAGGCACCCTGTGTATAGTCTGTTTTTATTTTGTCTATAACACATAGTTATTTATCTAAATTGTATTTCTTCACTACCTTATCTCTCTTAACATCTGCTATAGATTTCCTACTAAATCTATCAGCAATAGGTGTGTTTGGATGGGCATCTGCTATCTTTGAAAAGACTTCTTTCATTCCACCATCCATTTTTTTAACTATGTGGTCTCCTACAAAATTAGGAGCTGTTAATACAGGTTTTAAATTAGGATTGTCTTTGAGATACTGTTCTTTTTCAGATATCTTCATCAACTTATCAAATACTTCACCTGTTTCTTTATCTTCAAATGTATATGTCGGCATTATGCGTACCACTCTGGTTTTTCTCTAGATTTCCAATTTGCAAATCCATTCTTGTAGTTTATGTAGTAATTCTTGTAACCTTGTATTGGGTCACCAGGTACTTTACACTCCTCTGGCATTGCCTGTGGTAATTCTGTAAGACCTATATCTTTAATGTTATTAGGTGCTTTTAACAAACACAAAGATGGTCTTGCCGAACCATGTATCTTTCCATATCTAAATGTATATTCTGCAAGACAAGCCATGTAAATCTTATACATCAAACGATAATTTGATTTACTTTCACGCACCCACACATTACAAGGATGATTCACATGACTTGCTTTGAACAAAATATCTTCTCTTTTATCTGGCAAACGCCATCTTCTAATTCTTCTATTATTTGCAGTTCTACCTTCGTATTCTGTACCATCTAAAATTCTATGTGCTGTTGATAGTAACTGAGCATACTCAGTAACCATTTTTACAACATGTTTATCAACATGCCATTTTGCATTTTGTATTGGGTCTTCATGTAGATAAAATATGTTCATGTATCAACTCCCTAACTTTTATTAGATTCTTGTATTCTAACACATTTTCACTCATACTGTCAATAGCCTGTTTAATCAGTCCATTATCAGTCTCCCAGACTTCTTTAAAAGGATAAACATCAACATGTATCAAAAACACTGCTGTTTCATCTTTTATGACTGTCATTGTTCTTTCGTGTTCAACTCTAAAATATAAATCATCTAAATTTTTAATCTCTGGTTTATCATATTTTGGATGATTACTGTATCCACCCAAAGATGTTATACCCCAAGTGTATCTCTCGTATGACTGTCCACTACACATGGCCCTTATGATACCATCAGATGCACGAACTAATGCCTCATTGTCTGCAATAGGTTCATGTAACTCAGCTAAACTTTTGCCGACCTTATCACCAGCATTCCAGCTGGAAGGGAATGCAACAAAACAAGCCTCTAATTTACCATTGTGCATAATAACCACATCATCTTCTATTGCCAAACCTAAGTCTTTCATGTTATTACACTCTGTAAACAACTGATAATCATCAGGTTGATTGAATAATCCTAAACTTGCAGCTGTCTTTTCAACTAATCTTTCTTCAATCGCAAGTGGTGTTTCAAACCAAATGTCTGGGCCTAAACTATCTAACTCAATTCTTCTTTGTGATTGAATATGAACATCAGTATTATTTGCATTATAACTAGGTCTTTCACAAGGTTTAAAGACAGGTCTCATATCAAATGGTACTCTAATTACATGTTCAAACATTACTTTTCCCACCTATAAAAAATGTGGTCTTCAATCTCTATCGTTTTAGTTTTAGTCTTGGCCCAATCTGGTCTAACATAATCTGCGTGATAATGAGTTGCACCATCTGTAATATCAAAATAACCATTTGGTATCAAGTAGTCTGCCAATCCTAAAATTCTATCGTAAACTTCTAAATTTAATATTTTATCTGATTTACCATCACAATACCAACTAAACTGACATTTATCTCTAATAGGAAATCCACTCTCATATGTTAATCCTTGTTTAACAACTTCGCATATTGTGTTGGGGAATCTATCATCTCTCACTCTATTAAGGGTCACTTGTGCAACTGCAACCCATCCAGCAAATCCTTGATTTCTCGCCTCAAAGTATATGTTATCTGCTAGACATTCTCTCTCACTTCCATATGCATTAAATCCTATTAGTAATAAACATACTAATATTATTTTTTTCATTATTTAACCTCAACCACCTCTGTGATTACATTTTTTGGAATAATTGTAGAATTACCACATTCATAGATAGTGCCATCATCTTTAAAATTAAAATCACTAACTATTCTAACAAGCTCATCATCTTCATCACTAATCAGATAACCTGTACTTATACTTCTTGCAAGATTTTCTGATTTAACCTCCTCTACACTTCTCCACGCACTATCAGATGCAATATCTAACCAATGAACTTGAACAAGTTTGTATGGTATCTTTTTGATTTTTCCTAAACTCATAATACATAACCTCAATCTAGGGTGTTCATGTCAGCTCTATATGATGAGGTCTGAGAGAGAGAAGCCGACATGAACGGGAATTACTTTTATAACCTCATCCATATTAAACCAGTTTATCAGGTTCAACAACTATTGTCAAGGGTTTTATATACCCGATGCACTACCTGGTGCCTGTGGATAAACTTCTGGTTCTGGTATCATATAATTATCATCCCAGCCAAATGCCTCTTTTACCACATCTTTTGATAAACCTTTGTAAACTTGGTGTAATCTTTTATCCTTTGCAGCAATAACAACTTCTGCCTCACTTTCGTGTAGACCTTCACACATCTGTATAAACATATTTTCTTTTTGTGATTGTTTAGTTTCGTTATCACCACCTTCTATAAAGTGAAATAGTTTTCTTGCCTCTGATGCTAGAACTGTATGTTCTGTACCAATCGGTGCATCATTTTTTTTGAAAGGAACTTCACCTGCAGGTATGACCCATTTTTTAGTGGGGTCAAAGGATGCCTTAATTATCATTCTTAAAGCTGAAGTGTCATTCTTTCTTAGAATTTCTATCTTTTGAGATTTTGTTTTTGCTTTGTGTACTTTGTCAAGTATCTCTGATATTAGTAATGAGTTATTACTATTTTGCGCATTAGCCATATTAACCATTTTAAAATTCTCCAATATTTTCAGTAAGACTAGTTAGTCTCTTTTCTATAAAATAATTTAGTAACCCACTTCTATCGCCATAAGAAGCTTCGTTGAAACTATTTAGTATTTCTGATTCTAGGGTTTTCGGAATATTATCCAAATTTATTAATTTATCATTTCTTTGATAATTTCGTTTTATTTCATCATCTAATTCATCAATGTCTTGAGCCAAAATACTTTCTAACTTCTTAGATGTTAAAGGTCTCTGTCTCAACTCATCTGTAAAAGTGTGGTCTGGTGACAATACATTTGGTACACCATCACTCTTATCGCCTTTTAATACATGTTCTTTGATATAAACTTTA